TCGCTCCCGTCGTCATTCAAATAGACGCGGAGGATGCGTTGTCGATCGAAAAAACACCGCCTGCCGATGCATCGTCTGCCTGACATCCGCACCTATCGGGGGAAAGTGTATCGTTACCTCATGTATCGGTACATGCAGTACAGGGAACGGGATGCGGTGTTGAAGATTTTTAATGAAGGGTCGAGCCGTTCGGGGAAGACCTACGATGCCTTCGATTTTCTGTACGACATCTGTACGCTCGCACTATCCCCGCTCAATATCTTCGTATATCGAAATACGTTGCAGGCCTGCAAGGAGATCACCCTTGCCGATTTCCGCAAGAAACTGACCCTGCGCGGCGTCTACGATCCCGATGCGATGCGCAGCGAGAATCAACATCCCGACTACTATATCAACAACTCCGTGATCCATTTCCGCGGATTGGACAGAATGGATAGCCGTGAAGGATACGATTGCGACATCATCTACATCAACGAGATGCTGGACGACATCTCGAAGCAGCAGTACAAAAATATCACGATGCGCTGCACGACGATGGTCATCGGCGACTGGAATCCCAAATATACCGAACATTGGGCCTTCGAACTGGAAGGGCAGCCGCACACCTATTTTACGCACACGACATACAAAGACAATCCGTTCTGCCCGCCTGGGGTCATACGAGAAATCGAATCCTATGAACCTACACCGGCGAACATTGCTGCGGGCACGGCCGACGAGTGGCGATGGAAAGTCTATGGATTGGGAATCCGTGCAGCGAAAGAGGGTCTTGTCTATCCGAATATCGACTGGATCGATGAATTTCCGTCCGACCTGGAAAGGGTCGTGTTCGGTCTCGACTTCGGATTTACGAACGATCCTACGGCGCTCGTCCGTCTGGGGCTTCGGGGGCTTGATCTATACATGAAGGAAGAGTTTTATGCACCCTGCTCCGATCCGGCCTTGCTCTACGATGCGATCGAGGGGACAGTCGGGCGGATGCCCATATTCGCCGACTCGGCGGACAAATACGCTAAAAATCCCGAATCGATGGTCGACGGCCTGCTGCTGCGCGGGCTCAGCGTGGTGAAGGCGAAGAAATATGCCGGTTCCGTAACGGACGGAATTCACATGGTCAAATCGTTCCGCCTCCATATCGTCCGCAGCCGTAATTTCCAAACCGAGGCCAATTCCTATGTGTGGGATTCGGTGAACGGCATTACGATCAACCAGCCGATCGACAAATTCAATCACTTGTGGGATGCGGCCCGATACGCTGTAATGGAGTATCTCTATTGGGTCTGCAACCGCCGAAAATGAAAAAACAGCGAAAAGTTCGGAGAACCCTCTCTTATCGCCCTTACATTTGCTTCAAAGGCTATGTGCAATGAGATTCAGCTTGAAGTGGCGAAGTAAAAGTCAGGACTTGACGACAAAACCGGAGTGCGGAACTCCGACAGCGGAGGAACAGCGGTTCGTCTCTGTGCGCGATTTTCTCTCGGCAATGGGATTGGGCAGCGGTAGTACGATCAACTGCGACACCGTTGCCGGACAGACTATCGCTTACGCTCGGTGCAGCGCGTTGTTTTCGGTCGTGACCAAGAAATCCGCGGCAATTCGCAACGCCCGCTGGTGGGCTGTCGATCCGTCGGACGACGCTCGCCAGGTTGCAGGTCGCACGGAGGAACTGAACAGGTGGAAGCATCCGAATGACTTTCAAACGATCGAGGATTTCACGGCGATGATCGAAGCCTTCAAGGATATTTACGGAAAAGCCTATATTCTTCGCTGGGAGCCGGTCGGTGTGCCCACGGCCTACGAACTCTACGTGATTCCGAATCCGCTTGTTCAGGAGGTGACGACCTCCGAATTCACCGGGTTCCGGCCCGATCCGCAGATCGATTATTATATGGTTTCGATCAACGATTATCAAATTCGTGTCGATCGGGATCAGATGTTCGTCGTGCGGGATTCGGCCTATAATCCGAATATCTTCGGAGCATCGCAGTCGCGTCTGTCAGCCTTGCAGAACGCCGTCAATCCTTTCGTGTCGTCATTCGAGGCGCAGAACGAACTCATCATCAACAGAGGGGCATTGGGTATCATCTCGTTGAACAGCGAGGATTTCCGGACATCCGTGTTGCCGGAGAACAAGGAGGATCGGGAGCAGGCACAAGCGGCCCTGCGGCGATACGGCGTGATGAAGGGCCAATATAAGTACATCGTGACCGGATTGAAGGCCGCTTTCGTGCAGATTTCGGCCAACATGAAGGACATGAATCTCACGGAGGTGCAGCGCAATGCCAAGAAGGAGATCGCCGATGCCTATCAAGTGCCGTATGTACTGATCGACACCGAAGGGACGACCTATGCGAATCTTACGGCGGCCGAGGTCAAATTGTACAACGATGCGATCAAACCGGATGCAGAGCGAATATCGGAGGTATTGAACGCGGCGCACGGGTTCGACGGATTCCGCATCGTTCCCTATTTCGATCACCTGTCGATCTTCCAGGAAGCGAAGCGGCTGTATGCCGATTCGCTGACGGCGGCCGTGACGGCTGCCAGCAACGCGATCGCCTCCGGTCTCATTACCGAGCAACAGGGGAAAAACATCATTGCAAACATTCTGGAATAATGGACAAACTACTGTATAAAAAAGTCATGAACCGCGGCGGGGCTTTCAAGCAAGCGCCGATATTGAAGGCCGATGTCGTGGACGAAGAGAAACACATCATTCTCGTGAAGTTCTGTTCGTTCGGAACGGTCGATTCGGACGGCGACATGCTGATGAAGGGCTGCATCAGCAAGAGTATTCAGGAGCGCGGGCCGGCGTCTGCGACGAACCGGAAGATACAATTCCTGTGGCAGCACGAGACGAAGAACCCGATCGGCCGCATCCTGTCGATCGAGGAGAAGGACGACGGCGGATACGCCACGGTGCAGCTCTCGGATTTCGATGCCGTGCCGGACGCTCGCCGCGCATGGGTGCAGATGCACGAAGGGGTGCTCAACCAGTTCTCGATAGGCTATCGGTATGTATGGGACAAATGCGATTACGATCCCGACCTCGACTGCCTGATCGTGAAGGAGATTATTCTGCACGAGATTTCGGTCGTCACCTTCGGCGCCAACGAGCACACGGAGTATATCGGCGACATGAAAGCCTTGGACGACATGGAACGATATGTCAAGGCATTACGGGAGACCGCGCCCGATGAATACGAAAAAGTACACAGCAGAATACTGTCGATGTTCAAAGCCGAGCCGGCCCCCGCGCCACTCACTTCACGCAGTTCGGTATTCGAAAAATTAGGTCAAATCAAAAACTGAAAAACATGGCATTCAAATTCAAGAAATTCGAACTGCCCGACAGCGGGGAGTTCTCGGATGTGGATCGCAAGGGCATGGAATTGCTCGGCAAGCACATCAACGACCAGCTCGAAATGCTGGCCGAGGGGATCAAATCGGAGGAAGAGATCGTCGAGTCGGTAAAATCGTCGCTCGGGAAACTGGGCGTGTCGGCCGAGAAGATCGAGGAGATCGAGAAGGCTCTCAAGGAGCAGGGGAGCGAGATCCGCCGTTCGATGAGCGGTAGCGCCGGAAAGGGCCGCACGATCCGCGAGCAGATCAAGGCGTTCCTTTCGGGCGACGAGGCGAAACGCGCTTTCGCGGAGAAACGCAATACGGCGCTCGAACTGGAGATCAAAGAGGATGCTACGACGATCACCGTGGCGGCCAATACCGCGGCGGTTGCAGCGCTCAACACCGAAGTAGACCGCACGATCCATTACGCGCCGAGCGAAGACACGCGCGTCGTAGAACGGTTGTTCAAGGGAGCTACCAACTCGCCCAATATCACTTGGGTGGATCGCGAGCCCGGCAACGGCGCTCCTGCATTCATCGCCGAGGGGGCCTTGAAGCCCGCTATGGACTGGTCGTATGTCCCTGAGACGTCGACGGCGAAGAAAGTGGCCGTATCGGCCAAAATCTCTTACGAGATGCGCGACGATTTCGACTATATGCAGTCGGAGATCGACAACATGCTGCGCACGTCGCTCGTTCAGGAACGCACGAAACAGCTGCTCACCGGTGACGGCACGGGCGTGAATCTCAAAGGCATCTTTACGGCTGCTGCTACCTATGCGACCACCGCGCTCGACGGGACGGTCGAAATGGCGAACAAGGCCGATGCGATCCGCGCAGCGATCCTCCAGATGCGGAACCTGAACTTCTATCCCGATGTGGTGATGCTCAATCCTTCGGATCGGGCCTCCATCGACCTGACGAAGGATTCGACGGGTCACTACATCTCGGACGAGCTGTTCCGGCTCATCCGCGGGGTGGAGATCGTGGAATCGACTTACGTCAAGGCCGGCGATTTCCTCGTTGCCGATACGAGCAAATGGAACGTTCGCCCGTACAAAGGCATTCGCATCGAATTCGGGTGGGTCGACGACGACTTCCAGAAGAATCTCTTCACGGTCATCTGCGAGGAGCGCTTGCACTCGTACTTCGCATCGGTCGATCAGGGGGCGTTCGTCAAAGGCACGTTCGCGACCATTATCGCCGCCTTGCAGAAACCGGCTGCCGAGCCTTCGGAGAAGGCAGCCTAAGTCAAACAAGTTAAACGAAAAAGAATATGGCAACGAAAGAAGAAAAGACCAATGTGGACTTCAACGATCGCGTGACGGTCTACGGAACCGGCGGCCCCGGCAATACGCTGGAGAAGGGCAAAGCCTATGAGGTGCATCCCGTACATGCCAAGACGCTCATCAAGTTGGGCCGCGCCACCGCGAAACAGTGAAGTAATTTCAGGACGCAGGGGTTTGATCGCCCCTGCGCCCGCTAAATACATTTTCCATGATTATCGACAATACCTATTTCGAAAAGGATCCGATCTACATCTCCGGCATCGCCAATCGGAAGGACGACAAGCCGACGGCGCTCGCTCAGGCACTCATCGATTCGGCGAACTCTTACATCGCCATTTACGAGCCGAGATTCCTCCGCAATCTGCTGGGTGAGGCACTGGCAGAGACGGCGGAGGGGAATCCGCAGATCGTTGCGCTGCTCAGAAACGAAGCGGTCAAGACCTCGCCCATTGCGAACTATGTCTATTTCTACTGGCTGCGCACGCATACTACGGTCGGCACACCGGCCGGCGAGAAGGTGCAGCGTGGGGAATATTCGGACGAAGCGAGTCCGCGCATCCGTGCCATAGAGGTTTGGAACGATATGGTGCGCCAATGCTGCGTCCTGCGGCCGAAGCTCGTCGAACTGGGGGCCGTGCCGGACTATTGTTCGGCAATTTTCGAACCCGCAAACTTATTCGGATTATGATCGTCAAATCGACCGATACCGTTCGGGACATCATCATCGGCAGGGCGGCATTGTTCAACCTCGAAAGCCGTCGGTTTGCAGAAGAGATCAAGAGACGGGCGGAACCGGAATGCTGCGTACTGCATCGGCGGTGGCTGCCGGACAGGCGTATTGCGGCCCGCGATCCGAAACACATGACGATGCGCGATCTGGCGGTGCTGAACGCGACGAACCGCTCCACCGATTACTTCGTCAACGTGTTGTCGCAAATGCTCGGCATCCCGAAAGAGAAGGTCGCGGATTTGCGGTTCATCCGTGCGTACCGCTACTTTCTGCACTGCATGGACACGCTCGCGGCCATCTCGAAGAGATTCGCCGATCTGAAAATCGAACCGACCGACGAGGAGCGGCAGGCGCAGATCGACCGCCCCGACCGAGGCATCGCCGCCGTGGTGCGCAAGTACGTGCAGATCATGAACGGCGCCGTATCGCCCGCGTCGGTCTACGGCATGGAGTGGAGCGTCGTCTACGAAGCCTTCGAGTCGACGACGAACGACGTGATCGAGCAGCGCAATCTCAGCAGGATACAAACCTCTAAAATCAAAAGAAGATGACCGACAACAAGGAATACGAGTACAGGTGCGTCGGGCAGACGCCGCCGGCCCGCCGTATCGTGGGAGTGAAGATAAACTCGCTGAACGACCATATCGACAAGGCCGCCGGGGCGTGCGGCTTCGGTTCGTATATCTATGCCCGCCTTAAAGAGACGAACTACATCCTGGGAACGATCACGGAGTATCCGGTCGTCGTGCGGCAATTCTTCGAGATGATCACGCCGACGGATCTCGATGGCGTCTACAAGCGCGCCTCGAAGTTCCTCTTCTGCGGCGACCTCGGCGAAGCGGAACCCGATACCGCGACGCAGGTCATGCCGATCGTCGAGGAGATGATCGACCGCTCGGCGGAGTTTTTCGAGGCATTGCGGGATCGGGGAGTCGAGGTGCAGGTCACGAAGATCACCCCGTTCGCCGCCCGATTCGATCAGCTGGTCTGCGGAGTCGAATGCGAGGCGACGATGACCTATTCGACCTGCAACAATGGATAGGATCGACAAGATACTGCGCTATTTCGATCCGCAGCGATTCATCGAGGTGTGCGAAGCGCGGTTCGATACGCTGCGCACGCAGGTCGTGGCGAATCTGCAAACGAAGACGGGCAGCAGCGGAAAGCGGGTCAACAGCCTCGGCGTGCCGGAGTGGGCCACGGGCGCGACGGCGGCATCGCTCCAAACGCAGGTCGAACAGAACGACGACGGTTTCGAAGCGGCGTTCGTCGGCCGGCAGGGGATCGCCGGCGTCGATGAGGGGTATTCTGCGGGCGATGTGCAGGCGCAATACGCCTCCTTCGATGCCTTTCTCCTTGCGATCGAACGATGGGCGCAGGCCAAAGAGGGGCTCTACGGCATCGAGGAGATCGACGCCTACGCCGTGGCGGCGAACGTATGGAGCAAGGGCACGGTGCTCTACCGCGAGGGCGGCGGTACGGAGATTCTGTTCGACCTGTTGCAGCCGGCCGTGGACGACATCGACCGGCAACTCTCCGAGCAGCTCGACCGCAGCGTGTTTACGATGTTGAATGAAACAAATCAGTGATTATGCCTAAATATAGATTAACACCCGCCATTTCGCTGGCGAGAAACTACAATACGGTCGGAGTCAGCGAAGCGCCGACATACAATGCGGCCGTTGTCAAAGTCGGCGGCTATACGTTGGTGCGTTCGATCATCAACGGTTCGGCCGTATTCCCGATGGACGATCTGTTCGAAATCATCGCACAGGACGGGAATGCGCAAACGACGATCAGCCTCGAAGTAGACGGGCAGGCGATCGCCTCGTCGCCGCTCTATCTGCTCAAAGGGGCGTCGGTGCGTGCGATGACGAACAATGCGCAGGCCGATACCCCGATCAGCTGGCCCCAGCCGTCGAAGATCGTGGTCTTTCCGGCGTTCGATTACAGCGAGCAGATCCTCGTCAACTCCTATACGGGCGCCATGCAGGACTTCGCTTTCACCGATGCCGACAGCGGCCGGCGGGAGGTCTATTCGCGTGTCGATCCCGTGTTCTCCCTTCCGATGACCTTCTTCCGCGAATTCGGAGGCGGCGAGCGGCAGTTGATCGTCTCGACGGGCGGCACGACCGGCGCCGTGAAGAGCGCGCGTCTGACGGTCGTGGTGAATCCTTGCGACAGCGGATCGTTCGTGCGCTGGCGCGATGCAACGGGATTGATGCGTTACTTTCTCTGGCATCCGACCGAGCGCGTCGACGACGTATCCGAAGACGAGACCTTCGAAACGCTCTCCGAGAAACTGACACCCGAACGCCACCGCACGATCACGGCGACCACGACCCATACGCTCCATAGCGGACTGGTCGACCGTGAACTGTTCGACCTGTGCGCATCGATTCTCTCCGGACGGGAGGTGCAGCTGTACGACGCCCGGCGGAAGGTGTGGATCGACGCCTATGTCGAAGACGGCGACATCTCGCGGACGAATGCCTGCATGCAGGACTGCGTGGTAGAACTTTCGATAAAGCACTTGACGCTATGACGAAGGAGCTCTACATAAACGGTCAGTTGTGCGATCTGGAAGATACGCCGTCGCTGATCTTCCAGTCGCCGGTCTTCAACGATCTCGACGTGATCCAGAGCAACCGCAGCGCGGAGATCAATCTGCCGCTGACGCCCCGCAACCGCAAGGCCTTCGGTCTGATCGACCGCATCGACATCTTGGACGATTCGGCGGCATACGGGAAGCATTCGGCAGCGTACTACCTCGGCGGCTTTCCGGTCTTCACGCGGGGGTATGCGATGGTTACGGACGTAACCGACACGATCAACATCACACTCGTGTGGGGCAACATCGACAACTTCCAGCCGTTGTTCGACGCTTCGCTGCGCGATCTGCGCGAGCAGATCATCGAGGTGGCAGGAGCGGATTATGTCGAGTGGAACGAAGATACAAGCTATTTACTTAGGAATAGCCCGGTTTCTCCGTATACCGGTTTTATCGCAGTTGATTTCGGCGCATCGCTTATCGAATATGCAAAAGACTCTTCCGGTAACTGGTACATACCCGGAGAAAGCCGCCAATACTGGAAATATACGCATCCGTCTATCTACGTGGAAGCCGTATTAAACGCAATAGAACGGTACCACGGAATTATAATAGAAGACAAAACTGCACTAAGTCGAATAGACGGTCATGATTTGTTAATTCCGCTCGTGTCGAAAAACTCAGGGCCGGATAGCTGGTACTCGGATCGGTTCGAGGCAAGTTCCGCCTATTTTACGAATAGCGATAATGGATATTATCCGCTGTTTTATCAAAAGGATAATACGGTATGGGATAAGAGAGGGATTGTTGTCGAAGATGTAATAAATAAGGGCTTGCCTTCGGAGGTGAAAGAATATAAAGAGTTCTATATTGCCAATACAAAAGTAGTAGACGTGTCGATACTTAGTTATGACGGGGAGCCTATTGTTTTTAACGGACATCGACAGGATGCGACGAAACCGGTCGAATTGCGTCTTGCCGGCCGCAAAACAGATGGCACAGAGCAGGTGTTGCTGTCAGTTTATGATTCGGGAAGCGGAATAGGTAACGGAGTTGTTTTCGCCTTGTCGGATATATTCAACAAGGAAGAAGTCGACGTCGAGGAATACAATGTGATCTGGTGGAGTTTGGAAAATTTCGTTACGAACGGTGGCGATCAAACTCTCGTTTCGGCCCGGTTCATCATTACGCCCCATTTCGACGATATATCGTTTCCCTCTCCGTTTCCGATTGCCGAGAACCTGCCGGATATGACGCACGCGGAGTTCCTGTCGGCATTGATGACAATGGCCGGACTTTTCGCCTATCCGGACAGTTCGGATAGCAATACGATCCGCATGATGTCGCCCGATCAGTTCTATAATTCGACGGAGACGATCGACTACGATTACCGCATCGTCGGCTCGGGAGACAACCGGACGCCGAACACGCAGACCGACAGACGAATCGTCGACAGTCATCTCGACGCAACGATTCAGGATTGGAGCCGCAAAGTGATTCTGAACGATCGGGGCGAAATCTGGCGGCCGGAGGGGACGGAGTTCACGATGGGGGATTATGCCCAGACCAACACGCTCGACTACGACAACGACGAGGACGCCGAGATGTTGAACACGCAGGGTATCATCTCCATCGACAACGAGAACATCGAGCTGGAGAACGAATTGGTATCATTGAATTTCTCGGCTTCGGCCAATCGTTTCATCAACAATACCGACAGCATCCACGACAAGACGACATTTGCCGTAGTTCCATGCTACGATGTCAAAAAGGATAAAGACGGAAATACCACCGATGTAACCTATAACGAGCCTTCACCTCGGATTCTCGCCTTGAATATAACGACATCCGACGGTTTGGCGCATTTCGAATACGGATACTTCCCCCGCACGATGTATTTCGGCGGGTCGGAGGGTATCGTGGCGAAACGGTATGCAGACTACCAGCGGATACTGAAAAAGTTCCGCATGATTACGGTCTACGTCAAACTGACCGTGGCCGACATCTGCAATCTCGACTATACGCGGCGGGTTTACCTCGATGTGTACGGATGCTATTTCGCCATCTACTCCGTCACGACCGGTGAGGACGGTATATGCGAGTGTAAATTGATTAAACTGTAAAATTATGGCTACACAAGATTCGATCGATAAGATTATTAATATTCGCTTCAATTATAAGGAACTCGTTCAGGGTTGGGTAAAAGCCAACGAAGCTATTGAAGACAATAAGAAGATTTTGGCCGACCTCAAAAAAGAGTACGAGACCGGCCAAATTTCGCTGTCCGATTATAAAAAGGCACAATTAGAATTGAAGTCTACCACAAAAGCCTTGACGGATGAACAAAGACAGTATGAAAAAGAGATTCAAAATAACATTAAGGTCGAAAAAGAGCTTGACGGGTCTTTGAATCAACTACGCGCGAATCTGAACGGCCTTATTGCGCAGTATGGAAGGTTATCGGCCGCCGAACGCGAAAGCGCCAGCGGGAAAGCGTTAGCAGATCATATCAAAGCGCAGCGCGACGCCGTTAAAGAGGCGGAGGCCGCAATCGGCGATTATCGTTCGAATGTCGGCAATTATGAGAATGCCATTCAGAACACGCTTCCTGTTGGGAACAATTTCTTGCTGCAACTTGCGCAAACGGCTCAAAATGCGGGAGGCGTTACGAATGTCATTAAGGGTGCAGCAGGTGCCATTGGGTCTCTTGTTAAACAGATGGCGGCATTCATTGCTACGCCTATCGGAGCTGCTATTGCTGCTATCTACGCCAGCTATCAGGCGCTATCGTTTTCCATTCGGGAAGTAAATGCCCGTATTCAGGAGAACGAGGAACTATTCTACAAAAATCAGCGAGCAATGTCGGCCGCAGATGCGTGGAATGCAGCCTACACTAATTCGGTCGATAGAATGGGTGAAGTGATGGTAGAGACGACATCGAAATTCAAAACGTTTTGGACGCAGTTAAAAATCCTTGCGAAAAATGTAATGCGCTCGGGGTTTATAGGTGGTTTTATTAGCTTCTTGGGGCAAGGTGTTGAAGCTAATGAATTACAAAAAACATTCGACGAGTTAGCCGCTAAACAGGAAGAACGAAACACCAAATACAGGGAAGGCGTCGTAAGGATTGCAGAACTCGAAGCGGAAATAGCGGATGCGCGACTGAAATCGAACGATAAATTGAAAAACTCGGATGCGGAACGTGCAAAATATGCACAGGAAGCAATAGACAAGACGCGGGAAATGTTCAGAATCAAAAAGGACATCGCCCAGTTGGATTTCGAGATCGCGAAATTAAGTGCCGAACCGACTAAGAATTCAGTTGAGACAAACGACAAACTTGCAGAAATGGAAGCGGGGTTAAAACGGCTAAATGCTCAGGAAAATTCCGCTCTGCGGGAATTGCAAGAACGTCTGAATGAAACCGATGCAAAAGCAACCCAAACCGCCAAAACCCGCGCCAAAGCCATCAAGGAAGCGAAAGATGCGGCCCTCAAAGCGGAGAAGGATTATTTCCAACTCGTCCAGCAGATGCGTACCAAGACGAAAGAGAGCGAGTTAAAAAGCATTTCTGAGCAAAACTCGGTTGCGAAAAAATCGGCAGAAAAGCGAATCGGCGAGATCGACATCCTGCTGAAAACCGCCGAAGGAGAGCAGGCGGCGTGGCTCCTTCAAGAGAAAGAGACGCTGAACAAACGGATATTGGCTCTGGACGAAAAGTATCAGAAAGACCGAATATCCGTCGAGGCAAAATACAGCGAGGAGGCGTTGCGCAAGGAGTTGGCGCGAGAGGAGGCGCGCATCAGGGCCCGCCTTGGTATGGATGCCCAGATGGATGCCCTGGCTCGTGCGCAAGTCAAGAACGAGAACTATTCCGACCTGAAAAGCGAGGATAATGGGAAACGTCTCTCCGCCCAGCGGGCGATCGCGCAGGAGGAGCTTCGCATCGCTATGGATAAATACCAGGCACTGCTGAGTATGGACGAAGCAACGAAAGAATCTCTGTATGATTCGGATGTTGCATACCAGACGGCCGTTCTCAATGGTGAAATGGCGGTTCAGGATGCGAAATTGGAGACGGCAAGAATTACCAAAGAGCAGGCCGAATATCAGCTAAACACCACATTGACGGCGATGTCGACGATCAGCGGTGCGGCAGCCAATCTGTTCAATACGCTGGCCGAAGATAATGCGGAGTTTGCCGAGTTCGCAAAACTGCTGGCGCTGTTCAATATCGGTGTCAATACGGCGTTGGCGATCTCCGAAGCGATTGCAGGCAATGCCGCGCGTCCGATCAAAATGGCGGCTGCGATTGCGGCTGTCCTTTCCGCTATTGCGCAGGCGTACCAAGTTTTGAATCAAGCCGAGAAACCGGCTACGCCGAAATTTTCCCGCGGCGGTCTTGTGACCGGCCCCGGCACGGGTACGAGCGACAGCATCCCTGCGCGGCTGTCCAACGGCGAGGCCGTGATGACGGCCCGTGCAGTCGTGGATTGGGGGCCGGTGCTCTCGATGATGAACGTGTCGAGCGGCGGCAACGCCATTCCGACGCGGCATCTTCCGGAGAAGAGTTCGGGGATGCGTCAGATGGAACAGATGTTCGAGCGCGTGATGCGCCGGCTTCCGAACCCTGTCGTGACGGTCAGGGATATAAACAACGGTCAGCGGCGGGTCAAGGTGCAGGATGAGACGGCGCGCTACGCCGGACGCAAAAGGTAAAAAACAGCGAAAAGTTCGGAGGAACCCTTCCTGCGTATCCTATATTTGCTTCAAACACGAATTAACCCTTTTATAATAAATTAAAAAAACAATGGCAGAATGTATCAATGATCTGGCAGGCGATATCCTGCAAGATTGCAACACGGTCTATGGGGTGGGCGTCGAGAAGATTGCCTATCTTATCAAGAAGTCCGATCTGGACAAATCGGCGACGACCTACACCAAACCGAAGATCACCAAGATCGCACTCAAATCCGGCAAGAGGGCCTATCGGTTCTCGATTCCCTCCAAAACGCCCTACAACGGGCTGATCTACGAGGATCAGAACGCCGAAATCGGCATCGCCATCAACAAGACGCTGCCGCTGCGTATGCTGGCCGACAGCCCCGCGAACTCGCAGAACATCGAGGCGTTCAAGAACGAGGACTGGGTCGCTGTCTACGAGAACAAGGCGAAGGGTGCGGACGGCAGCCAGGCGTTCTGTGTGATCGGCTACGAACAGGGCGCATCGATGCAGAACGCGACGCTCGACAAGTACGGCGACGGCTACAACGGAGGTTGGGGCGGCGACCTGATCGAGCAGAACGCACCGACGCCGCAGATCTTCTTCGACGCCGGCGGTATCGACGCTTCTCGCGCCGCGCTGGAAGCATTGTGTACTCCGGCCGAGTAGGGGGTATGCAACCGTTGGACTGGTACATGGAGAGGTGCGCATCGGGCACCTCTCTGTGCATGGAAGAGAAGAAGCGGATCGAATCGGATTATCGGGAAGTGTTCGGGCGTCCGATGCTTTCCGATTTCAGCGGCCGGTGTCCCAACCGGTTCCGTGATGCGGCCGCGATGATCGCCTCCTATTTGCGGAAGGAGCAGAAAGGCGCAAACGGCGGTTACATGCTCAAATCCGGCGTCGTGATCCGCTATCGCGGAAAACTCTACACACACTTGAATCTGACGGCCGCAGCGGCTCGGCATCATCTCAGACAACATCCGTCCAACGTACACGATTTCCTGCGTCTGGGCGATCTACCCAAAACCGAATGACACTATGGCAAATTATAAGATCAAAGACTTACAGCAAGCTCAGACCCTGAACGGTGCGGTTGCGTTGGAGATTCAGGACGGGGATAGCATGTCCACCTTCGCCACGCTCGACCAGATCGCCGAGTTTCTGGGGAACACAACCCCTGTGGTGTTGTTGACCAAAGCCGGCCCCATAGACGACAGCTATCTGCCCGATATGTCTGCCTCTGAAATCGCGGCAGCATACGATCGGATCGTTGCGGATCCGATTCACACGGTACCTGTTGTCAGGATTCCCGATAACGGAGGACAATACCTCGTACCGTCAGGATATGGAGTGCATGCCGATACGAAGGCCGTCATCGGATATTATGCATCGCAGACATACGTGCTCCCGTCCAGTCTTACGTTGACATCGGAAACATTTACCTTATCGAGACTGCCGTATACGGCATCATCGATGGAGTGGGCCGATCTGCTCAACAACACGGCCCTTCCCTCCGGTTATCTCGGCATCGATAGCGACAGTACGAGCGAAGAGATCAGTGCGGCCGTCGGGGGTGTAGATGCATTCAGAAAGTTATGCTCGAAGTTGCTCAGGCGAAACTGTATCGTCGTTGTGTCGACCGATCCCGCTGCGGCGAACAGGAATGCATCTATTCCTGTGATAGTAGATGTAAATAGGAGTGTTGGTCTGCCACTGAAAATAACACTCGAAATCGAATATATATCTTCGGGGAAATACATTGCATTGACCATTACAGAGTCAGGAGGCACCTTTTCGGCGATGCGTACCTCTGTGTCCGTATCGGATATTCCCGATGCACTCGCCGGCAAAGCCGACCTCGACTCCGCGACGGGATATATCAAATCGTCGCAGATAGCCCCTTTGCAGGGGCGTCAGACGGGAGTAAATACCTCGGATGGATATTTTTCGTCAGACGCTCCGGCATTGTTGTTCGAAGGGGATCGGACACATGAAATATGTTTCACGACAGGAGATGACGTAACTACGGATCAAAGGCTATTTACGACTGCAAGGGGCTCCCAAAGCAACGTTCAACTGTTCGTCTCTAATGGATCGATGTATGCGTACATAGGGTCACAGTTAATGAATGCGGGTCGGGTGTCTCCTGAAACATCATACCATGTGCTACTGTCGGTGGATGTTGCGAATACAACGGGGAAAGTATATGTAAATGGAGTCCTGACAAATCAGACATCTGTTTTTCCCAATTATCAAAATGCGAATGTGTATATCGTCGGCCGGCTTACCTCGGCTTACATTTTCAAAGGAATTGTCCGTTTTCATCGCATCTTCAATTACGCCCTTACGGCCTCGGAGGTCGCTACGCTGTGGAACGGCGGCGAGCCCGAACGGTATATGCTGCCTCTGTCGGGTGAGATGCGCACCGGACTTGTCGCCGAATACATCGCCGCCGGTTTGTTGGCAGACAAGTGGCGCGACACGTCGGGCGCGGGCCTCGATCTGCCGTATGTTCCGACCGCAACGGGCGGCACGGCAGAACTGTCGTATCAAAGTGTCCCGAATCAAGGCGAAATAGTCATAGACAGCGGTATATTCTTTACCGATATTGCCGAAGGAACAGCCAATAAACGGATCGACGTACCGAGAGGATATGTGGCTCTGGCCGTGGCCGTTTATAATTACAATGCGTCTGCATTGACAAATGTCACCGTGCAAAACTGGACGGATGAACGGGCGTTCATATACGGCGCGACGGTCTATAACGCACGAGCCGTATATTCAGTCTCCGCCGCCGGTAACAAATCCGTATATAATGGGACAGGTATTACGATAGACCCTACTGTCCAATATCTTAAAGTTATGGCGACAGGAAATACAACGTCCGGAGGTATGCGAGTAAGAGTAATATGTAAATATTTAGGGGTATGAGAAAGAAGATCGATTTCCCGCCTTATAGCGAGGCGGAAGCGATGCAAATCGTGGAGGACGGCAGCGTCCTGTGCAACCTGTACGGGGGAAAGATTACCGATGAACGGGGATTGGAAAAATGGAACTACACAGATTCCGGCATTCTGTTTCCGCCCGATTCGGAAATTCTGTCGCTGACAGATGACGAACGCCGGCAGATAGAAGAGGAGTACAACCGCTACGAGATGACCCTCGCCGAGCTCGAAGCCGAGCGGGTGGCGCAGCGCGAAGAGGTGGAATCACTGCATGTACACGACGCCTAACCTTTGAAATCGCTATGGAATACCTCCCCGCAATCATCAGTGCCCTCGGAACTATTATCGCTGCGTGGTTCGCCTATAACCAGTACAGCAAAAACAAGCTGACCGACCTGAAAATCGAGAAGTTCAAAAAGGACGAAGAGACGAAAAGTATCCGTCGGGCCGACAATTCGTCTATCGTATACGGTGAGTTGTGGAGCGTTTTGCACGAGCTGGATGCCGATCGGGTCTATATCGTACAGCCGCATCCGCTCGGCAACGAAAGCCTGCTGTCCGTCTATTACGAGGTCAAGCGCAAAGGGGTGGAACCGATGAAACCGCACATGCAGGGCCTTCCGATTTCGGAGGTGCCGAAGTTCAGCAGCGATCTGGTGAAGAACCTCTTCCTCTACATCACGGACATCGACGAGCAGGTGAACGACGAATATGCGAAGTCCATCCTTTCGAGTTACGGATGTCGGGCGGCCATCATCAAACGGCTCAACGACAACCGCCACGACTGGATAGGCAGCATCTTCTGCGAGTTCACCCGCCCGCTGTCCGTATCGGAGGAGAATGCGCGGGAGATCATGCACACGGCGGCCATGAACATCCAATACCTGCTGCCCGAGTATCGATAACGTATATTGTTTTAACCTTAGTACTGTAAAAGCCATGAAAAAGCAAGTAGAAATCGCACTCTGCGTGTCGGCCGCCGTCATTGCGCTGGTCGTTCTGTTCAACCTCCTGCCGAGCGGCATCCGCACCACGGCGACGCTCTGCGCAGGATTCGGGGCGGCCGCAGGAGCCGCCGCAGGCTGGCGGGCAAAGATGTGGTATGACCGAATGAAAGGATAGGTATGGCAACGTATTTCACCCTTTCCGAATTGCTGCGTTCCGATACGGCCGCAGCGCGCAACATCGACAACGCGCCGTCGCACGACGTCATTCGCCGGCTCAATGCGCTGATGGACGAATGCCTCGATCCCGTGCGCGAACTTTGGGGCAAGCCGATCGGCGTGAACAGCGGCTACCGATCGCCGGCGCTCAACGCAGCCGTCGGCGGAGCTGCGGCAAGCCAGCACATGAAGGGCGAAGCGGCCGACATCACCACCGGCAGCGTCGCGGATAATCTGCGGCTGTTCGAACGCATCGCAGCCAGCGCGATCCCCTTCGACCAGCTCATCGACGAGAATCGGGGCCGCTGGATCCATATTTCATACCGTGCCGACGGGAAGAACCGAAGGCAGGTGTTGCATCTGTGAGACGACTGCTCGCATACTTGTTGGCCGTGCTCATCGTCGGTTCACTGTTTTTCGGCTGGGGCTACCGCCGCGGGGCGGCTTCCGTCGAAATGCGCGACAGCACCGTTACCCGATGGGTGCCGTGGCCGGTTCCCGTGTACGACACCATTCGGGAACCCTATCCGGTCGCGGTGCGCGAACCGGCCGATACGGTATGGAAATACATGAGTGTAGATACAGCCGCAATCATCGCCGACTATCTGCTCGAACGGGATTACCGGCTGAATTTCTCCGCCGATTCGACCGGAACATTCCTTGTCGATGCGACCGTAGGAGAAAACCGGCTGTTGCGGGCTTCGGCCGTAGTAAAGCCGGTTTTCCGTGAGATTACGGTTACAAAACTGCATACCGAGGTGCGGCCGCCGCGCTGGGAAATGGGGCTCGCCCTCGGAATCGATCCATATAACCAGTGGGCGGGCATCTACGGACGCTATACGAGAGGCCGATGGAGCGGTGAGGTCATAGTAGGGTATGATCCGATCCGGGAAAAACAATATGTCGGCACGAAAATAGGATGGGCCGTGTTCCGATAACTCGTTGCCGGAATTATTTCCCGATTCCGCTCCAATCGAAAAGATTCATTACGGCTTTGTTGGCGTCGAAAATGACACGCCAGTTTTTCACGAGGTAAATATCGGTGACTTTCATGGATGTGTCAACGTGATTCAACGCTTCATGAATCACGTATTTGTCCAGTCCGGCTCCGCCCTCCTCTCGGGGAGTCCGCGCTATGGTTGCCCAGGAGTGCCGCGCAGCGTAGAACGTCAGGCCATCGACGCCTATCGCCTCGCCGACATCTTTCAGGCCTTTGTTGATCGCTTTGTTGAATGACACGCGATCTTTGTAGCGGAGGTAGAAGTGAAGCAATCGTTTCCCCGTCTTATCCGAATAGCGAGCGATCAAAGGGCTGACGCACGGCTCTATCCGAACGTGCATTTCTGCACGGTCCGTGCGGCGGGATGCGGTTTTTTGCCGGAAATACACGATTTCGTCCTTCCTGGCCGGCGGGCAGGTCAGCAGATCGGCGCTGTTCATCCCCATCAGTGCGAACGACAGGAGGAAGCAATCCCGCGCCATCCGAGCGCGTTCGTTGGCGAGTGGCGGCAAGTCGATTATCTGCTGTATCGACTCCGCGGAGATGGCTCGTTTGGCCGTCGGCGCGGGTGTTTCGAGGCGCAAGTTTCTGAAAGGGTTGCCCAGAATATTCATTTGTCCGAGTTCTTCATCGTTGAACTCTTCCTTCGCGCGGTTATAGATGGTTTTGATGCGCGAAATATACAGAGACAGTGCCCTGTTGCCCTTGTTTTTGGTTGCAGTTTCACCTTTCTGCTTGCGGTTGGCGCCTCGTTGCGAAGGCTCCGATTCGATGAATTGCACGAATCCTTTGATGAACGGTGCCGTGATTTCGCTGATGTCGAGCGTATCGCGGCCAATGTATCGTTTCAGCGCGTTGAGGGCTGTCATGTAAATCGATGCCGTACCGGAATTCATCCGCGCCGCTTCCTGCCTCATATACGCTATGAAATCGAGCCGGAATCGCTCTCCGCCTTTCAATCCTGATTTGATGCGTGCGACGAGTTCGTCGATCTCCATTTCCTCGACGGCGTATCCCATGTCGTTGCAGAGGTCGATGCAATCTTCGACCAGTTCGCGGCATTTGCGGCTGAGTTTTTCATCCTTGATTTTCAATCCCCGCGTCAGATCATCGGGCAGCGCATAGAGCGTCGTGCTTATCCAGCGGCTTTTTCGGTGGTGGGTTATGCGCAGCTTGATATTGTAAGTACCGTCTGCGCGTCGCTGGTGGGCAAAGATACAGGTTCGGAAGGTCGCCATAGCTGAACAACATTAGAACAACAATTGCAGACAAATATATACAGAAAGTGTCAAAAGTAAGCGATTTCGATGTGTAAATATTTGTTGGAAAGAAGCCGATAAGACGACAAAAACCGCCTCTCAATACTTTGAGAAGCGGTTTTTTCTTTCGTGATTCCGTTGGGATTCGAACCCAAGACCCACAGCTTAGAAGGCTGTTATAAATAATTACTTTACTTGCTGTTTACTAAATATTTACGATATTTATTCGAAAATATTCGAACAACATTAGGATAACATCTGCATCGATCGAGTATAATCTGTCTATTTTTTGAACCCGATTGGCTGAGGGGATTTGCGCGCCTGCGGAACCTTCACGGAGAGTGCCGCAATTGCCTCGTAGATATTGTCCAATTCCTGGCGCATATCCTCCGATAGATCGCTGACCGCTTCGGCGTTGTCCTTGCCCGTCTGCTCCAACAACGCCAGCCGTGCCCGAATTTCGGCCAATTCTGCCGTTACTGTCGTCGTGGTCATGATGTAGTTGCGCATCGCTACGAAAGCCCGCATAATAGCCCTATTTACCCGTATGGCTGTCTCACTGCGCAACACGCTCGAAAGCATTGCGACGCCCATTTCCGTAAAGGCAAAGGGCGGATATTTGGGATACTTGCCTCGTCCGTCGATTTCTAAGATCACATTTTGTGACCTTATTCTGTCTTTCAATGCGTTATACTCGTTATCCGAGAGTTCAAACATAAAATCGTCGCCTTCGAAACGCTCAATATTGCGTCGTACCGCCTGTTTGAGTGTTCGGGTCTCCACTTGGTAGAGTTCCGCCAAATCGAAGTCCAGCATCACCCGCTGGCCCCGTATTTCGTATATCTTACTTTGGATGGGTTGCAGTTCCATGAGGTATTATTAAAATGCTATCGCAAGGGATAAGCCTGCCGGAGAGTCGAGACAAGCGTTATCATCCTTGATGAAAAATGGTTTTTACTTTTGTGATTGTATTTGCATTTTGTATACTATCTGGCATCTCTATTCCAATTAACTCATATAACTTTTTATATTGGGTGATTTTTGCGTTTGCATATTGGGTAAACGCCTGTTCCGTATATCCAACTTTGTATAGTCTATGAATATCCTCTGAAAAAGATTCAATTAAATATTTACTTATCATTTCTGGAGACTCGCCTTTCATCAGCATCGTAGAAACCACCCAATTTCGGCCTCGTTGCGGTTCTTTTACCACAGAAATGCAAATCTTCTTAATGTCATTTGTCATCCTCCATAATTTGAAGAATAATATAATTTTCCATATCTTATAGTTTTAAAGTTTAGATTAATAGCATTACATCGAATTGATCACCCCATCATCCACATCTATCACATTACTTTTTATGAACCCACCTGCCGATTTTTCCGTTCGAAGAATCGAATTCAAGATAGTTCATTCCGAATATGCGAGCATCTGTAGTGTAGTGGTAATTCTTTATATAATAATTCCCATTTATATTTTCATAGGTAAAGGTGAAATAGGCAACAATATGGAATGCGTCAACTCCATAGTTTTGCGGTCGCTCTTTTAAATAATTCCATTCTTGTAGTAGTGACAAAGATGGAATTTCTCCAACATTTATGTAATGATTTTTATTACTAAATTCAATTGTACATCGATTGACGGATTCCTCAATTTCATATAATGATCTCCATATAGGGTCGCCATTCTTATCTTCTCCTACATATCGAAAAGGTTCATTATATGATTTCCCATTTTCATGATACGGAAAATACTCTTCGAAGGATTCGTTGGATATAGTGATGACAGTCTCCTTTTCGCAACTGATCGCACTAATCGAAATCAAAAATAGGAGCAAATAAATTATAATGCAATTATATTTCATGTTATACAAGATTATATTGCAATACGGGTGGCAAAAAAATCAAAATCGGAATCTCAGTATCAATGATTGTAAATGTCGCCGAAACTTGATTCGACAAATACCACTTGAAACACATTTCCTTCCCGGAATCCCAAAAATACATGATTGTCTCCAGTGGCACGAAAAGCCATCAGAAACCCGACGTCGCGTGTCAAATTCAATTTTTTTCTCTTAATGGAACCGATCGAAATCTTCTCCCATCCGAATGCGTGCCGTTGGGATGTATTGACGGTATTCCAATCGACACAGCATATCTTCTTCAACCGTTGTAAGAAATCGATGAAGAAAGTCGGCTGTTTGCAATCGGTATAGCTCACATCGTGAAGGTGGCCAAATCCGAAGGATATGCGGCTATCCTTCCCGATGTAGCTTTGTGCCGGACTTTGTTTCTTGACGCTCATTGTCGTTGCAGCCGGTTACGCTAACTGCTTGTGGAAAAAATCCCGCATCTTATCCTTGCCGATCACATGACCGACACCCGTAGGAGTCGTGCGCCACGGAGTTTCGCCGTGCGTTTTTTCCATAAGCCCTAAGGCTGAAAAATTAATATAGGCGGTAAACACATCTTGAAAGAGCGATTCTTCCTCGTCCGATAGCATGAGAGGTTGATCCGTTTCGGGTTCGATACCGCCCGCGCCGAACTTCTTGAAGTGGTCGTAGACGCACGGAACAACAGGCCCGTACATCCACGCTTCAATGTCTTCATCGAACAGGGGAGTACCGAATGCGGCTAAATGATACCCTTGCTGATAGTAAAGCATCTTTTGCAGCTTCATGTTCGACATGAGTTCTCCGCCGTCGTAGTCGGTAGCACTGGCTAACAACTTGTTTGCAATCGCTAATACCGGATAAGACATGATAAACGTGTTTTAATTGTAGTACAACAAAAATAATAACTTTTTATTTCGTTGCTACGGCTATTTCAACTCGGTTTTACCCGTTTGTTGTATAAATAAATGATTTTATCGTATTCCTTATTGCAATCGAAATTTACTCGGTTTCTGTGCGAAATACGTGGGGGGGGGATTTTTGAACTCCTGTCGCAGAGCGGTCTATCCCCTGCATCCGCTCGATCACGCCGATGAGCCGCGAGTTCTGATCCAACGCTTCGGCCAACATCTCACGGTTCTCGCGGAAAGCTGCGATTAATTCTTTCATTTGCATATCTTCTTCGTTTGAGTTAGGTTCTTTCGTTTCGGAATTCAACATCTCACCTTTGCCCGTGAGAAGCCAATCTCTATTCAAGTCTCTATACCTTTTCAATATTTTTTCAATGGTATTTCGTCCTAAATCATTCTTTCCTTTCCGCGCTTTACCTATGAGTCCAACAGATAAGCCACAATCAACTGTAACTTGATTGTCGTTTAACCCTCTGTACTCCATGTAATTTATAAATCTATCAATAACCATAAGTAAATATTATAGAATATGTATTGAAATATCAATATAAGTCTATATATTTGCATTGTCAAGGTCATAGAACGGTAACCGTTTCGATAACCGAACGAACAATATTAGATGCAAATATAATGAAGAATCAAGAGATTACAAACAAACTGACCAAAAAGAAGATCCGATTCATCGATGTTGCGCCAGCGATAAAGAAGGAGATCGCCGCAGAGCTGGGGTGTACGGTTGACACTGTGAATAACGCATTGAATCTCACATACCCTACCTATGGCGAACAGCCGGATCGCATCCGCCGGATGGCTCGTGAACGCGGGGGATTCGAGAACACCAAAATCAGGTGGGTGCGTGAATAAAAATTGGTCTTATGGAAATCTTCGCTCTTAGAATATTGATGTGTTCAGCGTGTTTGCTATCGGTGTGTTTTGCGGTATTTGCAATCTTCGTTATGTATTATTTGATCCGCTCATTCCCGATGTTTTTGAATGATGATTATAAAGACCCATATATCCAATACCTTGAACTAAAATATCGGATAAAATTCATTGATACAAACGATCCTGAGAATAACAGCAGATGACAGGAGAAATTTAGAGAGGGCGGAAATTGCCCGCCCTCTCACGGTCAGAAGCTATCTACGCACAGTTCGAACCGTAGTTCTCACAGTCGTGCGAATTTGCGTTCTGACACGAATTTGAATCTTTGCCATGATGCAAAATTTTGTGAATGATGAACATCCGAGATATACAGAATGCGCTGATCGAATCGGCCGATCTCGTGGCTTTGGCCGTGTGCCGTCGTAATGCTCCGAAGTCGGACATGATGACACGTCGGAAATTGTACGAGAGCTATCCCAACGACTGGCTCGACTATCATATCAAGCGGAAGAATATCCAGGGAATAAAGGCCGGAGCGGCTAAAAACTCTGCGATACTGTTCAGCCGGCTCGAAGTCGAAGCACTCCTGAAAGCCGAGAAGATCGACGGGGCAGGATTGAAATGAGAGCGTCCGAAGCCGGAGGTGTTCATGATTGGTGTTTTTGAGAGAAGGGTGTTTTGCGGCTTCGGGGCTTAGCAAAGGTTTGCGCGCCTTTAATGTGCTGTATCTTTTCATATTTATTATTGTATTCCTCGCTGTCCTCCGTGAGGCTCGCAGCAGGACGACGGCCGGGAAAGACCGGCAAATGGTGTAGTGGCGGAATGGTAGACGCACACAAAAAGATGGGCTGATAGTGGTCGGGCAACGCAAGTTGCGGAGGACGCTCCTCGGAAAGCAGTCGTGCAGGTTCGAATCCTGCCTACACCACAACGATAGCCACCCGCAGAGGTGAGGGGTTTGGTGCTCTGGCAAAATCACCCCAGCCCGCAAGGGCAGAAAGAGTATCGGGTAGGCCGATAATACCCAAATCGGCGGGTCGTGGGCAAGACTCGAAGAGACAGCCCCGCGACGGCGAATAGCCGAAGCGCAACAAACCGGCATAGGCTCCGAAGCTGCGACGACACGAGCGGCAAGGACCACCGGGACAAATGAATCCAGTGCGCCGTGGTGTAGGGGAAACACATCACCCTTTGGAGGTGAAATCGCAGGTTCGAATCCTGCCGGCGCGACAAAATAAAAAAACAAATGAAAAAAGATGAACTTCTCACGGTTTTCGGTACGCACGATATCCGTACCTTACCGGAATGTATCATGAGCCTGCTATTCGGGGATCAGGAAGTCCGCGACGACGTATTTCGCGAACTTATCCGCTGCCATGCAGGCGATCTTTCCTACGATTGGTTTCAAGAGGTCTACGAAGAAGAGTTATCCGAGCGGCGGAAGAAGGGTCAAGATTTCACACCTCGGGAGGTCTCTATGCTTGAAACGCAACTTACCGGTGCGCGCGAAGGTGTTATCCACGAACCTACTGCGGGGACAGGAGGTCTCATTATTCAGTATTGGTGGGAGTTGGCATCGAAGCAATTGCCTTGGCGTTTCAAACCGCACACCTGTATATTCACTTGCTGGGAACTCTCAGATAGATCGATTCCAATTCTACTGTTGAATATGGCTATTCGCGGTATGATGGGCGAAGTGTTCCATGGGGATGTTCTCGAAAATGTGGCCAAAGCCCGTTATGTGCTTCTTAACGAACAGAATGATGGGCTGGCATTTTCGGATATCGTTCGTGACGATCGAGTATTGAGTTATACGCATGCTAATCACGTGCATAAGCCAATGCAGCACGACTTATTCGATTAAAAAGGAGGATTTATGAAATTCGATGTCATAGCACAAGAGTGGTTCCACTCCAAGGTAGGACTTGTGAAGGATAGTACCCTGTCGGCTTATTATCAACAACTTCGCAGCCATATTCTGCCTTACTGGAAAGACATGGATGTGGAGTCATTCAAAAAGAATGATGCGCAGCTATTCATCGGCCAAAAGTTTCAAGAAGGCTTGTCGATGAAAACGGTGAAGGATTTAGAGATTACATTAAAACAGATTTTGCTATATGCCGTAGATGAACACGACATGAATGTTCCCACTGCTTTTAAGTTGAAATATCCTACGGCAAATCTGGTTTCCAAGAAAGAGGAGCTTCAGATTTATAGCCTCGACGAACAGAGGCGGATTGTACAATATTTCAGAGAGCATCCTTCTTATCGCACACTGGGAGTAGTTATTGTAATATGCACGGGACTTCGCATCGGCGAGATTTGCGGTCTGAGGTGGTCAGATATATCGTTAGAGAGCAATATGCTGCAAGTCAACCGTACTGTTGAACGGATTGTCGATTATTCAACTGGCAAAACCAAGGTTGTCATCCAGTCCCCGAAGACGATCAACAGCCAACGTTCCGTACCTTTTCCGAGTTGGCTTGCAGATATCCTGATCTCCTTTGCTGCGCCTTGTCGTTCGGACTATTACGTGATTTCCGGTTCGGATAAACTCATCGAACCGCGTACTTATCGCAACTATTATCGGAATTTATTACTCAATAAGATAGGTTTATCGCGGTGTATCAAATTTCACGGATTGCGACACACGTACGCTTCGACACTGATTACCAACGGGGCCGATGTGAAAACGGTAAGTACAATGTTGGGTCACAGCACAGTCTCGACGACATTGGATATTTATACGCACTCGACATTGGAGTCTCGTCGAAAGTGTGCAGAAACGATCTTGATGAAATAATGCCGAGAGATGTCACCGCAAGTATCGAGACAATTATCAGCAACCATAAGTAAGTATTATTCCAGATGGCTTAATGCTTGCCGGCGCAAATCGGCATTTATTGGGATGGATTCCTATGCGGAAGATTTCCTGCATGATGCGTTGTTGTTGTTTCTCCGAAAACCGGAGAAGTATATTCAATCAGTATTATCTGACGAATCCCGTGGTGATAATCATCTATACAATCTCATTTTGTCGATGATAGACCATAAAACAACTGATAGTGTCCGGGCCAGACGGTCGTTGTTCAACATTGATGACCAATATAAAGATCTTCCGCTATCCGGAGATGATCAGATAAGATGGGCAGAGCTGTCCGAAGAGGATTATGCCCGATTTCGTGAGGTATCATGCAATTTAAGAAGCGACGATTTTCTCATACCTCTTCCTAACGGGATGTATGTTCGTCCAACCCAAGGATGGGTCAGCGGGTGGGTACATAGCTATTCGATAAAAAATAGAAGATACACGTATTGGCTGTACAGCGCCTTCGTGGGATCGCGTAGCAAGGGAGAGCACCCACGAAGATTGAAAACATCGTCGTCACGTCACGAGGCATATATGGCGTTGATGGAATACAACAAGCCATAATTTTTTTGCAAATTCAAAATGAATTCGTATATTTGCAATGCGAGATCGATACGATGATCGTATCAAAAGAACATAATTAACGCTTGTAATAAAGCGTTGCCCTTTGTCCACTTCTACTACGGTAGTCGTGTCGGTCTCGCAAACTGATAGGGGCAACGCCTTTTTTATTGCCCTATACATACAAACTTTTAACTGACAATGCGAGACCAAGTTAAAAGTAGCCGACCCGCGAAGAACAGTAGCGGGGCTACATCCGTACCTTACCCGTACAGTCACCTCACGAAATCGGAGATCGTTCGATTGTTCCACCTTGAAGATATTCAAGAACCACTCACGCCGCGCGAATTCACGCGCTGCGCGATTGCTGTTGTCTCCCGTTGGTGCGACAATGTACTCACGGGCCGCTACTCGTCCGTCGAAAGTGTGGGCAGCAAGCTCGACTGTCTGGAACGCATCTACAAGAACCGATAAAATAAACGATCATGGATTCATTCGAATTGAAGCCCGCGCCTCTCTGGAAGAGAGTGGCCGGTTATTTCTGGTGCATGTGGTATAAACGAGTCCATACTCAGCGTCGCAAACGCGATCTGTTCATCTATCGAGAGCGCAAACGTCTCTCCGAACCGCAAGTGTTATGGCCGAGCTTGTGATCCTTGTTCTTTTCTCGTGTGCGATCCTGGCCGCCTACGGGTTTGCGGCCGCGCACAGAGCATATTTCGAACGGAAGTTTAACGAATTCTTCAACGAACGATGAAAAGCAATGTCATCATGACCCGCCCGCTGGGTAAATTCGAGGTATACCAACGCACGAGAGACGGCATGTTCAACGCGATGTCGTTGCTTGCGCAATGGAACAAAGCCAAGAACAGCAACAAACGAATACAGGACTTCTTTGAAAATCAGAACACCAAAGATTTCATCGAGGCGCTGATGGAGGAGGAAAATTTAAAGGTGCCAAATTTGGCATATTTAAAAACACGCGGCAAATACAACGGCGGTACATGGATGCACCCGTACCTGTTCGTGAAGTTTGCGATGTGGCTCAATCCCCGCTTCGAGGTTAAAGTCGTGAAATTCGTTTACGACCAGCTGATCGAGTACCGGCATCATGCGGGCGACAACTACAACGTACTTGCACGGTCGATCGCCGCGCTTCCGGATGTGGATTATTCTCAGGTTGCGCGGGGTTTGAACTGGATCGTCTTCAACAAGCATGAACGCGACATCCGGAACACGGCATCGCCGAATCAGCTTCGGGCGTTGGACGACCTGCAACGCAAACTGGCTTTCTCGGTCGATATGGGGTATATCCGGACGTTCCCCGATCTGATGAACTCCATGCGGAGAATCTACAATCGTCAACATGCAAAATTCTAAGAGGGAATGAAAACGCCAAAAGAAGAATACGCGGTTTATCCGAGTTTGAGTGTACCGGCCCGTTACGGGTATGACCTGCACACGAAGTCGAAAGACGAGCCGATTGTGGTGGTCTGCGGTATCGAGGAACCGAAAATACATCTCGTTCCTTCCGAACTGCAAGAGTTAGCCAGACAGATTAACGAAGCGATCACCCATGATCTCGGGCTGGAATCCGGAACCTGCGAGGTTGAATATAGAGGTCTGACGGCTTCGGTCGATTTCTACGCGGAATACGAATCGAGTATCGGCGGCAGCCACGACGACGGCAGCATGGAGCGCTACGCCGAATACACGGGCGACAGGGTATGCGTTCGCGTGGTATATGACCAATATGGCCGAGAATATCCGGACTATGCAATAATCCTTGAAAAGCAACTCAACTAATACATATTCAATTATGGAAGAAGCAAAAGTAACCAGCAACGCCACGGCGTTGATTCCGAATGCGGATGCGTTCGAAGGGCAGATGCCCGATCTGAGTAAAGCCCAACCGGCTCCTTTGGAGATCAGTTCGGAGTATTGGTCGCCCAAAGAGAAAGGTGAGAAACGCCGGATGTTTTTCATGGATCTCCGTTCCGAGAAATCGATCGACGAGCAGAGCGGGCAGGATATCGATCTGTTGGTTGCCTATTTCGTGGAACCGGTCGATGGCCGCAAGCGCGTCGTCCGGCAGGCGAGCCGCCGACTGACGGCCGTGTTCGAGAATTTTCAGAAAACGATCCGTCCGGGTATGGCCTTCGAAATTACCTACCTGGGCAAGGAACGCAATGCGACCAATTCGTTCATGTCTGACCGGTGGGCGATCGTCCCCCTCAAAGTAGAACAGCAATGAGTGATTTCGGCTTCGATGTTTTCGATCTGACGGGTGCAGCACCGGCGGGTGAACCGCTTGCGGCGCTACACTTCGACCGTGAGGAGTACACACCGTTCGAGCAACTGCTGGAGCATATCCGGCAGTTGCCGGATCGGCCGGATCGAGTACCGGTGAAGCGGCTTAACGTGAACGGCAGGGTCGTGTCCGATAGCATGGAGCGTTACCTCTCCCATGCGGGCGAAAGCAGCAGCCTATTGAAAGAAGCCCTGAAATCGCCCCGCCATTACCTGATCGCCCGCACTTCGGAGCTGAAATCGAAGAATACGCACCATTTCGACTTCGGTACCTTCGTCCACTCGGCCATCTTGGAACCATCGAAGTTCTCGAAGGTTCGCGTCCTGCCGCAAGCCAGCAAGACCACGTCCTCCGGCTGCCGGCGGTTGATTCGTTACTACTGGGAGCTGCTGGGCATTCAGGGGAATGCCGATCTGTCCGATCAGAAGATCGGCGCATTGCGTGTGCAGATCGATACGCTCCACACCGCGGCGAAAGAGGCAGGTTATACCTTCATCAAGGAAGACGACGCGAAGATCGTCGACGTGATCCGCATCGCCTACAAAACCTACGGCGGCGGCATCCTCCCGAAACTGATGCAGTACGTGAAGGCCGAGACATCGATGTACGGGACGGATCCCGATACGGGCATGAAGGTGAAGATTCGACCGGACGGAATGCTGCTGGAGGAGAATTTCGGCATCAACGCCATTCTGTCGATCAAGACTACGAGTGCGTCCTCCGTGCAGGCTTTCTACAACGAATGCGCGAAGTACCGCTACGAGCTTTCCGAAGGAATGTATTTGAAAGTGGCCAGCGAAATCACTGGACGCCCCTTTACGGCAACGCTCATGGTGATGATCCAAAATACCGCGCCTTTCCAGATCGCCCTGATCTTCTGGGATGCGGAGGATTTGCAGATCGGCAAATACAAATATGCGCAGGCCCTCGACATCGTGAAGCGCTGCAAAGCATCTGGCAGTTGGCCCGGGTTCGATGCACTGGCCGAGGAGGGTGCCTTCGGAATTATTCAGGGCAAACTGCCCGGCTATATCAAGTCGGAGCTGCTGCCGCAATACCTGCCCGATGTCGAAGTCGATTAGGACGCTGGACGAAGTGTTCAGCCGCTACATCCGACGGCGGGATTGCCCGAATGGCATCGGCCGCTGCATCAGTTGCGGAGCATTGATAAGTTACGATACCTGCGATGCGGGTCATTACATCGTCCGAGCGCATACGGCGACACGGTGGAACGAAACAAACGTCCACGCCCAATGCAGGATATGCAATCGACATAAATACGGCAATCCGAAGGCTTACCGCCGTCGTTTGGTCGAATTGTACGGAGTGGAAGCAGTCAAGGAATTGGAACGGATGAAGCACCTGACAGTCTGCCTTCATGAGAGTGACTACCGGGAATTGATAGAATATTATAAAACCAAATTGAATAGGTTATGATCGATCTTAAAAATTACGCTCCGCAATCGCCGGAGTTCAAACTGCCGAAAAACGTGTCGTTCCCGCGTGTAATCTTCGAAGGGGCGAAGGACATGGACGAAATCAGAAAACATCTGTCGGGAAAATTTATTGCCGAGAGCGTAACCAATGCCAAAGCCGTCCGGTTTCTCGACAGTTACGAGAGAACATCTATCCGAGCCAACTATTCGGAGTTGATGGAGGACGAACAGCCGAAACTCGAAACGCAACTTGCCGAGATCGAGGCGCAGTGTAAGCAACTGACGAAGGATGCCCGCGAGAAATTGCAAGCTGTCGTTACTCAGATCCGCGATCTGGCTTATCAAGTCAAGCGCGGAGAGAAGGAGGCGGATTTACCGAGCGATACAACGGTAAAGATGGCCTTGTGCGGACACTATCTCTACTACGCATGGATCGATGGGCGGTTCCAACTGTGCAAAGTCGAGAAGATTCCTTCGTGGGACGAGCAGAGCCTCTTTGCCAATCTGGAAACCAACAAGCAGGCATTCCTCGACGTGCTGGGGATTGATATGAATGAAGCGACCTATGAGCAGACTTCAACATCGTCGGGGCCGGAGGAGTAGCTATGTCCGGCAATTGCAGAGCGATTATTGGCAGGAGGTGTGCCGGATCGTGCGTCTTCGCGACGGCCACCGCTGCCAGCTTTGCGGACGGAGCTATTCACTGGAAATCCATCACAAGACCTATTACGTCGACGGCCAATCCATCGTAGGCAGAGAAAAAGAGCACTTGGATTGTCTGATTACACTCTGTGCGGAGTGTCACCAAAAGCAACATAACCATCATGGCCAGGCAAAATAAAGAGACGTTTCTTCTGCGGCACGATTTCTTTCCGCAGATCAAGATGCTCACGATGGAGCAGCGGGGCAGGCTGTTGACCGCCATTTATGCGCACGCGACGGAAGAGGAGCTGCCGGAAATGGATGAACTGACTACGCTCTGTTTCGGCTTCATCCGTGCGTCGCTGGATGCGAACACCAAAAAGTATTACGCGGAGTGCGAGCAGAACCGCGAGAACGGCCGCAAGGGCGGTCGGCCTAAAAAAGCGGACGGTTTCGAAGAAAACCGCACGGTTTTTTCGGAAAGCGGCGGTTTTTCTTCAAAACCGGCAGGAAACCGCGAAAACCCTATTGAATCTGTATCTGATTCTGATATTGATTCTGAATCTGATTCTGTCTCTGTTTCTGAATCCGAAACGCGCGAAGAAGAGAGAGAGAAATTTTTCGAGATTTTCTTTTTCCGAAATTTCCGAAACCCTGCAAACGAAGTCGACAGGTTCGTTAATCACTACCAGGCTACCGGATGGATGCGCAAGGGAGAGAAGGTCGTAGACAAGGCGGCATTGGCCCGTGCATGGACCGAAGAAAAGACGTCGGAACCCCTGCGTTATCCGGTGAGGTTTCTGCAATGCTGGCATGAAATCTACGACAGGCTGTCGACGGTGGCTGTATGCCGCGATATGCTGACTGATCTTCAAGGCGTGGAGATAACGCGGGATCGGCTGACGCTGACGGTATCCAGCAGAAGACTGGCGGCGTTGATCGAAGGAAATATACGCCTCGCCAAACCGATTCTCGATTATCATTATCCCGGACGTACCCTTCATTATCGGGTTCCGAAAGGAGTGTAACAAAAGCTTTTACCACAATGGAATCAACGAAACAGATTAAAATCGAAATCCGCAACCGTTGGACGGGTTCGGTCGTATTTGAATACACGAAAGAGGGAAACACAATCACCGAAACGGTTTTGGACGCTATTAGGCGCGGTGCCGACCTGCGCGGCGCCGACCTGCGCGGTGCTGACCTGCGCGATGCCAACCTGCGCGATGCCAACCTGTGCGATGCCGACCTGTGCGATGCCAACCTGTGCGGTGCCAACCTGTGCGGTGCCGACCTGTACGGTGCCGACCTGTGCGATGCCAACCTGCGCGATGCCAACCTGCGCGATGCCGACCTGCGCGGTGCCTACCTGTGCGGTGCCAACCTGCGCGGTGCCAACCTGCGCGATGCCGACCTGCGCGGCGCCGACCTGCGCGGTGCCAACCTACGCGATGCCAAGGGATGTTATCTATCATGTCCGACTGAGGGTAGTTTCATCGGTTGGAAAAAAGCCTCTGGGCATATCGTAAAATTACGAATTCCGGAAGATGCACGGCGCAGTTCGGCAACGGGACACAAATGCCGTTGCGATAAAGCATACGTCATGGAGATTCAGAACATGGACGGCACCAAGGCAACTGAGGATACCGTTCGTGCCGACCATGACAAAAACTTCGTCTACACCGTCGGTGCCACAGTCGAAGTTCCGGATTTCGACGATAACAGGTGGAGCGAATGTGCACCGGGTATTCATTTCTTCATCGATCGCAGAGCAGCGGTGGAGTACCAATGACGCACGGTTCTCTATTCAGCGGCATCGGCGGCTTCGACTTAGCGGCTGCGTGGGCCGGCTGGACGAACGTCTTCAACTGCGAGATCGACCCGTTCTGCCGGCGCGTATTGAAGTATCATTTTCCCGAATCGGAACAATATGAAGACATACGAACAACAGACTTTACCGTTTGGCGCGACTGCATCGACGTGCTCACCGGCGGTTTCCCGTGCCAGCCGTTCAGCCTCGCGGGCAAACGCAAGGGTACGGCCGACGACCGCTACCTCTGGCCCGCAATGCTCGGAGTTGTTCGGACTGTTCGACCGCGCTGGGTCGTGGGCGAGAACGTTCTCGGAATCGTTAATTGGTCGCAGGGAATGGTTTTCGAGCAGGTGTGCGCTGATTTGGAAGCGGCAGGATACGAGGTGCAAGCGTACCTTATACCAGCTGCGGGCGTCGGTGCTCCCCATCTGCGATACAGAACATGGTTTGTTGCCCACCGTGGTGAAGCAAGGGCTGAAAGTTCATGGCAAGAGCGGTTCGGAGCCATTGCCGCCGGCTCTACTGCCGACACCGGTCGCGTCGGATTGCGGGAGCGGGCGTGTGAACAGGAGCTTGTCGAAGGGTGCATCCGAGCGGCCGACGCTCGCGCTTGCAGCGCGGATGGGGCTGTTGTCGATGCCGACGGCCTGCGATGCGAAAAACAATTCGTTTCCTCTCAGTCATGCGAAGCGGAAGAGCGGAGCCGTCCACGACGTCATGATTTCGCATCCGTCCCGAACTGGGAAGGGTTCCCGACTGAGTCCCCGATATGTGGCCCAGATGATGGGCTTTCCGCCGGACTGGACGGAATTACCTTTCCGGCATGGTGCCGCGAGTCGATCAAAGCCTACGGCAACGCCATAGTCCCGCAGGTGGCGCTGCGGATTTTCGAAACGATAAATGAATACGAAAAGCAATGAAGACAGACAAAAAGATTCTCGATGCATGCTGCGGATCCCGTATGATGTGGTTCGACAAATATTGTTCAGAAGCTCTGTTTATGGATATTCGCCGCGAGGAACTCCTCGCTTGTGATGGGCGTCATATCAAGGTGGATCCCGACATAGTCGGAGATTTTCGGGCTATGCCTTTCGACGATGAATCGTCCCGGCTGGTTGTATTGGATCCGCCGCACCTCAGAAAATTAGGCGGCACGTCATGGTTGGCTCAGAAATACGGAATGCTTCTTCCTTCTTGGGAAACGGATATACGTGCTGCTTTCGATGAATGTATGCGGGTCTTGAAGCCGGAAGGAATTCTGATATTCAAATGGAACGAGGATCAGATAAAAGTTCGGCAAATATTGGACATCATCCCCTATAAACCGTTGTTCGGACACCCGACATCCAAACACGGAAAAACGATATGGATGTGCTTCATGAAAAATTAACCAAGTAATTAAAATACGAATTTGAATACCTCAAAATAAGTTAGCTATGAAAAACAATCAGGTAAAAATCACTTTTCAGGACAATGAGCAGACGGCTGTCGTCCAGATTACCCAAAATGGGAATGAAGTCTCCGTCTCCACCAAATTCACGCCGGAACTCAATATGGATGACCCGAACGATACCCCTGCATTGAACTGGGCCGCCGTATTTCTGGAAGCCATTAAGAGATTGGGAGAGTAATATGAAAAAGATTATGTTCAACGACCGCTACGGCTTGACGCAGGCGGTCATCGAGGGTCGAAAGACCATGGCGATGATGCTGATTAATATCAAGTCCACCTCCGACGTACAGGTACGAATTTTTGCAGGATACGTCCAAATCATCGGGCGTAGCGGCGATGTATGTGCTGAGAAAAAGCTGTCCTACAAGGTCGGCGAGGTCGTGGCCGTGGCGCAGAGATATCAAGATATTTTCGACTACTCCAACTGTGTCAATCCGTATGCTTGGGAAGATGATGATAAACCATCTGGTTGGACGAACAAGATGCTTACTAAGGCCGAGTTGATGCCCCATCAAATCCGCATCACCGGAATCAAGTGCGAGCGGTTGCAGGATATTTCGGAGGAGGATTGCATGAAGGAGGGTATCTTAGGGGATGTAGAGTACGACAAATACGAAGTTTACGGCCTTTTTGGAAATAGCGATGATGGGTTTGACACTCCCCGCGAAGCCTTCGCTTCGCTGATCGACAAGGTGTCCGGACGGGGAACATGGGATCGGAACCCGTGGGTGGTGGTTTACGAATTCGAATTGGTGAAATAGTATGGAGTTTACAACACCGTGCTTTGTCCGTGTCGAGGATGCGGAAAAGCGAAAGGAGCTGACCGAATGGCTGAAGGGAATCGGGTATCACGTCTGCTCCTGCTGCCTATTTGACGGCTGTAACACCCTGCATTGCAGAGGGATTGATCGGCTTAAAATCGCTTACGAGGTGCACGGGATCTGCGACTACGACGAGGAAACCCGATATTCCATCGACCAGTTCAAGGCTGAAAATGTTGCCAAAGGACACCCAGCCATAGACTGCGGCGAGAATATCGAGCTGTTTAAGGCATTGGCGGCGATGAACGACGAGAACGATTACATGCAGTGGTATGTAAACGAAATTACGGATAGATGGTCACTATGTATCGGTATGGATCATGTTGAAGACGATCCGATCATATCTAAATGGGAGGGACTTGCTCGGCATAAGGCCACCGCCGAGGAGATTATCAAACATTTCAAGAAATAGCGAGATTCTGGCAAAATCTCGAAATAATTACAAAAAAAATTGGAGACTATGAGAGAAATTAAATTCCGAGGCAAACGCCCTGATACAATGGAATGGGCTGTCGGTAGTCTTGTGGAGTGTTTTAATGGGAAAACTGGCATTGTTTCGATGACAAAATATTCGGAAGAGAATGGAATAAAGGCAATCATTGACGAAGTTTACCCCGATACAATCGGCCAGTACACGGGTCTGAAAGACAAGAACGGTGAAGAAATTTGCGAAGGGGATGTACTGACCGATAAGTTCGGGAGCATCGGAGTGGTCGAGTGGCGAAACTGTGGGTTCGTTGTGAACTTCGGCGACGTGGATATTTTTCTTATTTCCGATTGCTTCGACGATTCCTATCAAATGTGGGCAATCGGCAATATGCACGATAACCCAGAATTACTGAAAGGAGTAGAATAATGAAAAGTGAAAGAGCTGAAAATTACTTGTACGATCACGAGTGCAGCTATCCGTATAGCGGGTATGTGACAATGCAGGATGCCGAAAGGATGGCAGGACTTGCCGAGCAAGAAACCGAGGAGCGGATGCGTGAAAAGGCAATAGAGGCATTCAAATCCTCATGCAAATATAAGGACGGTTGTGACGGGAGCGGTAGGGTGTGCGACCCTGCGCTGTGTGAAGATTTGAGATCATTTATCCAAAAATTGGATGAGATATGAAAGCGATTAAGGAAAGGGCAAAAAAGTATGCTCGAAAAGTGTGGCGTGGTGGGACGAGAGAATACGGCAGTCACATGAAGTTAACTGAATGTGACTTTATTGCAGGTGCCCAATCCGAGCGGGAAGAATTGACCCGCTGGCGTAATCCGAATGAGGAACTGCCGGAAAATAATTCGTGTGTTTTGATGAAAGTCTCGGACGGCGAACATGAGCGAATTTATCTTGGAGCCCGCCAAGATGATGTGTGGATGTGTGATGGAGGCTATTCCTTCTGCCAGAATGCAGAAGAGTGTCTCGGATACGATGGTGTGGTTATCGGCTGGCGACCGATTTACGAAAACGAATAGAACGATGGACATCTTGACTCCACATGACGGCGTGACGAACGATAAGATAGCCAAAGCGCAGATCGAGGCCGTCGAACGAAAGCAGAACGAATACAAACTGATCGGACAGATGGTTCGGGTGCCCGGTCATACCCTCTATAAATTCAATACGGTTACGCGGACAGCGTCGAGAGCGGAAGTGGAGGTTTCGGCCGATTCGTGGCTGAATCCTGAGAACATGAAGATCGAGAGCGACCGCAAATCGCGTGTCAAGGTCGAAAAGGACTGTTACTATGAGCAGGCATTGAACATGAAGAACTTTATCAAGCGTCTGCGCCGGCGAGGTATCGTCGGAATGGACGAGGAGGTAAAACATTAAAATATTTGAATAATTCTGCAAATGGATCAACTTATCAGCATTCAGGCCGCAGCCGATGAGTACGGCATTTCGACACGTTGGATATGGAAATCGATTCGAGTGGATCGGACACTCGGCGCAGTCGTCCGCAACGGGCGGGTCTATCTGCGCCGCGTACAGTGGGAGGCATTTGTCGAACGGCATCCCCGACTGATCGAAGAGTGGCATGATTTACATGCACACCTACAATACCGCTATATCGGGCAATGAAAAAGAGCGAAAAGTTGAAAGAATCGTCTCCCCGATAGGCGATCTTTGCATATATGGGCAAGCTCACGATCAAACAGGAAAAGTTTTGCAATAAGTACCTCGAATGCGGTAATGCGTCCGAGGCATATCGCTATGCTTACAGATGTTCGAACATGAGCGATAACACGGTATGGAATAATGCCTATCTGCTATTACAAAACAGCGAGGTTGCAGCGAGGATCGAATATCTGAAAACTCACCTTGCCGAGGCTGCGGGCATCTCGGCCTTGCAGATCATCCGCGAGCACCAGAAGATCGCCTTTTCGGATGCGACCCGCATTCGTAACGGCTGGATGTCGCTTAAAGAGTTCGAGTCGCTCACGGACGATGAGAAGGCATGTATAAAGTCGATCAATACCAAACAGGTCAAACGGATCGCTTCGAATGGCGATGAGATTGTCGAGGAGTTCGTGAAGATCGAGTGCTACGACAAGCAGAAGAGTCTCGACAGCATCATGAACATGTTGGGTTACGCAGCGCCGAAGGAGGTGAAACTATCCGGAAAGATAGAAAATCCTGCCGTCGCTCCCGTCGTCATTCAAATAGACGCGGAGGATGCGTTGTCGATCGAAAAAAC